CCGGCACATTCCCGCTGGTTAATGGGGCTGCCGCACGCATGGGACGAGTGCAGCCCGCACTGGCAAGAATGGCAAGCCGCAACAGGCGAGGTCGCCTGAAGGGCTACGGCAACGCCATAAACGCGCAAGCCGCTGCTGAATTTATTCGTGCTTACATGGGGGTAGCAAATGGCGCGCATCCGCACAATTAAGCCAGAGTTCTGGACTGATGAGGATCTGTCAGAGGTGTCAGAAGCAGCCTGTCTGCTGGCTATCGGGCTTCTCAATTACGCCGACGATGAAGGCTATTTCAACGCAAATCCGAAGCTGGTTAAGGCTGCTGTTTTCCCGATACGGGAGCAGTCCGGTAGCATTCCGGTACTGCTACAGGAGCTTTCCAGCGTGGGTTATATCAGTCTTTTTTCAGGTGCAGACGGGAAGATCTACGGGCTTGTGAATAACTTTCTCAAGCATCAGGTTATAAACAAGGCAAAGAAGAGTGTAATCAAGGATTTATGCACTATACCGTATGAGTACGGTAGTAGTACGGTACAGCTACCGCCTGGAATGGAAAGGAATGGAAAGGAACAGGGAAAGGAAAACCCCCATATAGCGCGCGAAGAATTTTCAGCTGTGGATAACTTTCAAGGAAAAACCACATCGCAAGAGCCAGACCCCGGCGCCGGAAACTTTGTGATGGATGGCTACGTGCCACCAGGCGGATCGGGGCAGATGGGTAAATTCGCGATATCGCCGGACTGGAAGCCAGACCCCGATTTCAGGAAGCAGGCCGCGATATGGGGAATCCCGCTGACGAAAGAGGTAACTTCCCAGGAGCTGGCATCGTTCATCGACTACTGGCAGGCAGAGGGGAAGGCGTTCCACCACACCCAATGGCAGCAGAAGCTGGCGCGCAGTGTGCAGCAGAGCCGGAACCGAGTTAACGGCAGGGCCGGGAGAGACGTTAACGCGATACCAGAGCCGGAAGACGAGATCCCTCCAGGCTTCAGGGGATGATTTTTGTTGCGTGATATGTTTACCAGAATGGTAATTTTATTTATCTGTATCGCTTGAAATCTATTCGTAAAAGTATCAGTATTACCTTTAAGGTAAAGGCTCAAGGAAACCAACATGGGCGTGATTATCGGGATTGACCCCGGCTGTAGCGGGGCGCTTGTGGCTGTAGACGAAACCGGCGAATACGTGGCGCACCTGAACATGCCGACCATCAAAGTCGGCAGTAAGGCGAGGGTTAACGGCGCGCAGCTGGCGGCCTGGCTTCAGTCGTGGAGCATCAGCCATGCGTATCTGGAGCAGGTCGGCGCCATGCCGGGGCAGGGAACCGCGAGCATGTTCACGTTCGGGCATGCAGCAGGCATCGCCGAAGGGATTCTGCAGGGGGCTCACATCCCCTACACGCTTGTGACGCCGCAGGCGTGGAAAAAGGCCGCTGGCCTCATCGGCAGCGACAAAGACGCTGCGCGGAGCCGGGCAATTCAGCTGTACCCGGCACTCCGCGCGCTGGATGCAAAAGCCAAAGGGCAGGCCATCGCCGACGCGCTGCTGATCGCACGACACGGCTTAATGCTTAAGTCCTGATTTGTCAGATGATTAAAAAATCAATACGGGTGAATTATGCACAGTGAAAACAATGAGTTAGTGAAGGCGGGTCATGAGCTGGCGAAGTGCCTCGACAGCAATACGCCGCTGCTGGATATCGCGAAGCTGCTGAGCAAGATGGCGACTCAACTGGACGTGACCACCGCGGCGCTGCGCGAAAAGACGAAGCAGTGCGATGAACTGGCTAATAAACTTAACGCCGTTGAAGCCATTCACAACGACGCCGTATTCATTACTGATGAGCATTACGACCAATGCCCTCCGGAAGTGCAGAAAATCATCAGTAAACTTGCGGTCATGGTTCTTCCAGCCACTGACGCATTCCTGCGCGAAGTGCGGGCCAGCGCTGTTGATGCTGCTTGCCTGAAAATTAGCAATTCAATCGTAAGTTGCCGTCAAGACGAAATGATAGGACTTGATGAGGCAGTAAATATTGCCAGCGATTACGCAGCCGAGCTGCGTCAAGGCGGTGCCGAATGAACACAGCAAAACTGAAAGCGGTGCCGCGACATTCTGTAGACGGCTATGGACGTCAGGATATTTCCTACAACGACCCGGAAGGGGAATTTGTTTTTTACAGCGATTATGAAGCGCTGAAAGATGCGCTGGAAGCCGCGCATAAGCGCATCGCTGAGCTGGAGGCTCGTGAGCGACATAACGAGCGCCAACGCGTTATCGATGGCCTGGCTGCTGCTGGCGAGCCGTGGGAAGAAATTCAGGAATACATGAAAGCCTGGGACGAGGCTCGCGCCGCGGGCATCAATCTTGAGACAGGGGGTGAAGCGTGAGCGAAATAAGCAATGAAAAGATTCAGTGGCTGCATGACGCCGCGACGGAGTTTGCCAGCACTGGCATGAAAATGACCATGAACCCGGATGAGGTTCTGCAACTCACAACCCCACTGCTGGCGCTGCGGGAGCGGGCGGAGCCTGTTTATCAGGTGCAGGCCATGGACTGGCACGACGTTGAAAAATACCTCTACGATGAAGCGCTAGATCGCGGTATCAGATGCCGAGTGCTCTACACCGCACCGCCCGCGCCGGTTGTGACTGAGTGGATAGCGTGCAGCGAGCGGTTACCTGAAGTTGGTGACATAGTTTTAACCGCAGATAATGGGTGTGTGAATGTTGGCGAAATGGAGCGCTCAGGAGCCAGTTACGGATACTTCACATCAGTCGTTTCTGGGCGCGAGCTTCCTGCTACCCACTGGATGCCGCTGCCGGAAGCGCCGGGCAAGGAGGGGTGATGGCTAAATCCGCAGCAGAGCGCAAAGCAGCGCAGCGCGCCCGCCAGGCTGCCGCTGGTGGACGCAAACTGGAGCTGGTGCTGGACCAGCAGGAGCTCGACATGGTGGCGCGTAACTGCGCCGCCCGTCGACCAGGTAAAGAGCCGTATGAGCTCAACGAATACATCACGATGCTGATACGTCAGGATGACGCCCGGTTGCAGGAGCAAATCGCGGAAATGCAGGCACGCAGTTGTGGGAAATGCGGCGACGAGCTGCCGGTCGACAGTTGCCCGTGCCAGGGTGATTCTCAGTGCTGGACTACCGCCGGATGGCATGAGCTTAAATTAACCGTGTGACATGTCACGATATCGAACCGGAAACGAATTAACCGCCTCTACGGCGGTTTCTTTTTGTGTGATAGTATTACCATTATGGTAATGTTTTTGAGGTTGATATCATGGCCGAAGGCGCGGGAAAGCGAAAATCCACCAAATTTAAACCGTTAACGGATATGCAGGAACGCTACTGCCAGGAATACGTGAAAACGCCGGACGCGCAGGGCCAGGCCGCAAAGCGCGCCGGGTTCTCTTCGTATGACAACGCCGCCATGCGCATGATGAAAGACGACCGTATCCGCGATCGCATCGCCGAGCTGATGGAAGAGCGCAACAGGCGGCTGCGCGTCAGCGCCGATTATGTGCTGATTCGCCTGGTGGAAATCGACCAGATGGATGTGCTGGATATCCTGAACGATGACGGCGGGATGAAGCCGATCGCTGAATGGCCGAAGGTCTGGCGTACCTCTCTCAGTGCTATGGATATCGCTACCATTAAGACGACCCAGGCTTCTCTGCAAAAAGAGAATGGCGAGGCGGATCTCTCTGTTGAGGATGTCGAGCATATCCTGAAGAAGGTGAAATGGCCCGACAAGGTGAAAAACCTCGAGCTCATCGGTAAGCACGTCGACGTTAACGCGTTCAAAGAAGTCCATGAGCACAACGTGAACCTGTCGCTGGCTGACCAGATGGCGAAAGCCCGCCAGCGCGCCGCGAACAGCAAGAATGGCGCGAAGAAGGTGAAAGCCGATGAGTGATGCCGTCGATATCCAGTCGCAGCTGGTGGAAGATATCGCCAGCTTCACGCACGATCCGCTCGGGTATGCGCTCTACGCGTTTCCGTGGGGTGAGCCAGGCTCAGAGTTGGAAGATTCAGAAGGGCCGCGCGACTGGCAGGCGGAAGCGTTCGACGAGATAGGCCGGCACCTCTCCGACCCGGCGACGCGCTTCGAGCCGCTCATGCTTGCCCGCGCGTCCGGCCACGGTATCGGCAAATCTGCGTTCATCTCAATGCTGATCAAGTGGGGCATGGACACCTGCGAAGACTGCAAAATCGTGGTGACGGCCAACACCGAGAACCAGCTGCGCACAAAGACCTGGCCGGAAATCGCCAAGTGGCAGCGACTCAGCATCACCCGAGACTGGTTCACCGCCACCGCCACCGCGATTTACTCCAACGACCCGAACCACACTAAAGCCTGGCGCGCCGACGCTATCCCGTGGAGCGAGAACAACACCGAGGCGTTCGCGGGCCTGCACAACAAGGGCAAGCGGATCATCCTGGTATTTGATGAAGCCTCCAATATCGCGGATCTGGTGTGGGAAGTAGCAGAAGGCGCGCTGACGGACGAAGGCACCGAAATTATCTGGGTGGCTTTCGGTAACCCGACGCGAAACACCGGGCGATTCCGCGAATGTTTCCGAAAATACCGGCACCGCTGGAAGTGCAAGCAGATCGACTCCCGCACCGTCGAAGGCACCAACAAATCGCAGATCGAGAAGTGGGCCGCCGACTACGGCGAAGACAGTGACTTCTTCAAAGTGCGCGTGCGCGGCATCTTTCCGGACGCATCAGAAACGCAGTTCATCCCGACCGGCATGACAGAAGAGGCGCTGACGCGAATCGTCACCGAGGCGCAGGTGGCGCACGCACCGGTTATTCTTGGCGTCGACCCGGCATACTCCGGAGCTGACGACGCGGTTATCTATCTGCGACAGGGGCTGCACAGCAAGCTGCTCTGGCGCGGCAGTAAGACCACCGACGATCTGATTATGGCGAAGCGTATCGCCGACTTTGAGGACCAGTATCGCGCCGACGCCGTGTTTATCGACTTTGGCTACGGCACCGGCCTTAAGTCTATTGGCGACGGCTGGGGGCGCGCGTGGACGCTGATCCCATTCGGCGGCAAGTCAACTGACCCGCAGATGCTGAATAAGCGCGGCGAGATGTACAACAACGTTAAGACCTGGCTGAAATTGGGCGGCGCGCTGGATGAACGCGAGACGGCGGAGGATTTGTCAGCCGTTGAGTACAAGGTGCGCGTCGACGGCAAGATTGTGCTAGAGCCAAAAGAGGATATCAAAGAGCGCCTCGGCCGCTCGCCTGGCTGCGGCGACGCTCTGGCGCTGACGTTCGCATTCCCGGTTTCAAAGCGGATGAATCTGCCCGGCCATCAGCAGGGCAGAACCATCAGCGACTATGACCCGTATGCATAAAAAAATGCCCGCACGGGGCGGGCTAACTGGAAGCAATGAGGGTTGGCTTGTTACAGCGGGAAACCATCGCGATGGCGTCCTGGTGTAAAAAGGGCGGTGGTCAGTAAGGACTATCACAACTGCCACCGCCAACGACTACACACAGCTTGCTACGGGATATCACGGTCCTGAGGCGTGATTGGGTTGTGGTGGCCGGCTCCGGCTTTCCTTCACCTGGCGAGGTAAGGTGACTGTCATCATCAGCGCATCAGCCTGCGCATTCACCACAACGGAAAGAGCACTGAGCATAGTCGTTAACCGGGCCGCGACTGTCTGCTAACCTGCCCCACAGCAATGCTCTTACCTGTTGTGTGCCGGTTACGCGTCCGGCGTCTTGCGACCGCAATTTAGGTGGTATCGGGTGATGAGTCCGACATTAATGACCGAATGTACCTGGCAACAATTTGATTGTGGTGCCGGGTCTTTCCGGCATACTCCGCATTTATAGCGGCTGGATTACTCCCACACCCACAACGGAAAGAACACTGACGGTGGGAGTTGAACCCACTTCGGCATGTTGTTGCTGCCCGCCTTTCCACTCGACTCTCGTCAATGCTCTTACCTGTTGTAGCCCCGTCTATTCCGGGGTGTCACACCGTACCGCCAGGATGGTGAGCCCCCTGTTCGTGCAGATGGCTTGCACATTCCGGCTACCCGCTACGGCGCAAAATCAAGGACCGCCCGGACCGCTGCGGCGCATGTGCCAGACGCCGTAATCAAACATCGCTAACCGTTACATACAAACCTCCGCTTTCGGGTTGTACATGGCAATGATGTTTACCAAAAAGGTAATAATTAACGGGCTTAATGTCAATACACTACATACAATAATTCTTATGTGGTTAAATTGGTAATAATTTAACTGGCATCATGAGGTCGTGAAATGTGCATTGGCAGCAAACCTTCCATTCCTAAAGCGGCTCCGGTTGTTCAGGCTGCACCGCAGGAGCAGGACCAGGCCGTTGTTGACGCTCGCGACGAAGAGACTCGCCGCCGCCGCGCCGCCGCCGGTCGCAACTCAACCATGCTGACTGGTGCGCAGGGCGACACCTCCGCCGCGTCTACCAGCGGCAAAACGCTGCTCGGTCAATAACGGAGCGCCGGTAGATGCCAATGAAGAACGAAACCCTGAAAGAGCAACTGACGAAGCAGCTCGCGCAGCTGGAGCAGGAGCGCAAAACTTTCGAACCTCACTGGCGCGAACTGAGCGATTTCATTATCCCGCGCGGATCCCGCTTCCTGACCAGCGAAGCTAACCGCGGCGACCGCCGCAATACCAAAATCGTTGATCCGACGGCAACGATGGCAAACCGCACGCTCTCAAGCGGCATGATGTCGGGCATCACCAGCCCGGCCCGCCCGTGGTTCAAGCTGGCGACACCAGATCCGGAAATGATGGATTATGGCCCGGTCAAGCTGTGGCTGGAGACGGTGCAGAACCGCATGAACGACATGTTCAATAAGTCGAACCTGTACCAGTCGTTGCCGATCATTTACTCAAGCCTGGGAACATTCGGCACCGGCGCGCTCGCCGTGCTTGAAGATGACGAAGACGTTATTCGCACGATGCCGTTCCCGGTTGGCAGCTACTACATCGCAAACAGCCCGCGCCTCAGCGTCGATACCTGCTTCCGTAAATTTTCCATGACCGTGCGCCAGCTGGTGCGCGAGTTTGGCCTGAATAACGTCAGCAGCAGCACCAAAAGCGCCTTTGAGAACGGCACCTATGAAAAGTGGGTTGATGTGGTGCATGCCGTATACCCGAACATGAACCGAGAAACGGGCAAGATGAATGCCAAAAACAAGGCGTTCCGCTCCGTATATTTCGAGGTTGGCGGCGATAACGATAAAGTGCTGCGTGAATCCGGCTATGACGAATTCCCTGTCATGGCACCGCGCTGGGAAGTCAACGGCGAGGACGTTTACGGCTCATCCTGTCCTGGCATGATTGCGCTCGGGCAGGTTAAAGCGTTGCAGCTCGAACAGCGCCGCAAAGCGCAGCAGATCGACAAGCAAACCAACCCGCCGATGATTGGCCCGACTTCTCTGAAAACCCAACGCGTTTCCCTGTTGCCTGGCGATATCACTTATGTCGACCAGGTGACGGGGGCCGAAGGTCTGCGCCCGGCGTACATGGTTAACCCAAACCTGGGCGATCTGCTGGGCGACATTCAGGACACGCGCCAGCTCATCAATAGCGCCTATTTCGTCGATCTCTTCATGATGCTCCAGAACGTCAACACCCGCTCAATGCCGGTTGAAGCGGTTATCGAGATGAAAGAAGAGAAGCTGCTGATGCTCGGCCCGGTGCTGGAACGCCTCAACGATGAGTTTCTTGACCCTCTGATTGACCGCGCTTTCTCCATGATGGCACGCAAGAACATGCTGCCGCCGCCGCCAGACGTGATGCAGGGGATGCCGCTGCGCATCGAATACATCTCTGTGATGGCCCAGGCACAGAAAGCGATCGGGCTCAGTAGCCTGGAACGTTTCGTCGGTTTCGTTGGCAATCTCGCAAGCGCCAAGCCGGAAGCACTGGACAAGCTCGACGTCGACCAGGCAATCGACAACTACGCCGTCATGTCTGGCGTATCACCGACCGTTGTCGTCCCGCAGGAACAGGCGCAGCAGACCCGCAACGACCGCGCGCAGCAGCAACAGCAGGCTATGGCGCTGCAAACCGGCATGGCGGCAGTGCAGGGCGCTAAAACCCTGAGCGAAGCCAAAACCGCCGATCCGAATCTTCTCACGGCTCTGGCCAGTGCAGTCGGAGGCCAGCAGCAATGACTGATGCATACGACATCTACGCAGAAGACCAGCCGACAGCTGAGCAAATCGCCCAGCAGAAAATCCGCGAAGAACGAGACGCCGATGATATCCGTGCCGTGATGGACACCGAGTCAGGCCGCCGCGTCATCTGGCGCGTGCTCTCTCAAGGCAAGCCGTTTTCGACGACGTTCGCTGGTGATCCATACGTAACCGCATTTAACGAAGGGCAGAGAAACATGGCAGTCGTGCTGATGACGCACGTCATGACCTGCTGCCCGGAATTGTATCTGAAGATGGCCGACGAGGCCGCCAAACAGGAGTGACCATGAATCTGTTTCAACGTCTCTTATTTCGTCGCCTTTGCAATGAGCAGCCTGCCGACGGCGGCGCTGGCGGCGGTGGCGCACCATCTGATGCCGCTGGCGCAACTGCAACCGATCAGAGTCAGGGCAATGCAGAACAGCAGCCTGGCGCGCAGGCAGAAGACCAGTCTCAGGATCCGGCAGAACAGAAAACCGATGACGGCGCAGAGCAGCCGAAAAAGGACGAAGAGAAGCCGGGCGAAAAGAAAGACGAAACCAAAAAGCCGGAAGGCGCGCCGGAAAAATATGAGCTGACTGCGGGCGAGGGCGTCGAGCTGGATGCTGCGGCGGTGAAAGAGTTTGAGCCGATCGCGCGTGAGCTGAACCTCAGCAACGAGCAGGCGCAGAAGCTGGTGGACGTTTATGCCTCAAAAATCCTGCCGCTGGTTAATCAGCAGCAGCTCGCTGCCTGGCAGAAGCAGGGCGAAGAGTGGCAGGCGGCCATTAAGGCCGACAAAGAAATCGGCGGCGACAAGCTGACGTCCAGCATCAGCGCTGCGCAGCGCGCGATCGACCAGTTCGGCACTCCCGAGCTGAAAGAATACCTGGAAGCGTCCGGGCTCGGGAATAACCCCGCGCTGGTGCGTTTCTGCGTACAGGTCGGTAAAGCCATGTCGGAAGACAACATGGTTACCGGCGGAAATCAAGGCCAGCGTAGTGCGGCCGAAGTGCTCTATGGCAAATAAGAGAGGAAACAACCATGGCTGTTAAAGGCTTAAATGCGCTGACGCTGGCGGACTCTGGGGTAAGCGCGTAGATAACGGCGGGAAGACCGATACGATTATCGAACTTCTCTCCCAGACCAACCCGATCCTGGAAGATATGCCGTTCGTAGAAAGTAACTCTCCGACCGGTCACCGCACCACTATTCGCACCGGCTTGCCGGATGCTTACTGGCGCATGATTAACTCCGGTGTGCCGAAGGGTAAATCCACCACGGTTCAGATCACCGATACCATGGGGATGCTCGAAACTTACGCCGAAATCGACAAGTCCCTCGCCGATCTGAACGGCAACACCGCTGAATTCCGCCTGTCGGAAGACCGCGCCTTTCTGGAGGGCATGAACCAGAAAATGGCGCAGACGCTTTTCTACGGCGATACCAGCATCAACCCGCAGCAGTTCATGGGCCTGGCTCCGCGTTATTCCAGCAAATCCGCAGGCAACGGTCAGAACATTATCGATGCTGGCGGCACCGGCACCGACAACACCTCTATCTGGCTGGTGGTGTGGGGCGAAAACACCGTTCATGGCATTTTCCCGAAAGGGCAGAAGGCTGGTTTGTTTATGGAGGACAAGGGCCAGCAGACTCTTCAGGATGCTAACGGAGGCTCCTATGAAGGCTATCGTACCCATTACAAGTGGGATGCTGGCCTGACGCTGCGCGACTGGCGCTACGTTGTTCGCATCGCGAATATCGACGTGAGCGACCTGTCCGTACCTGGCTCAGCCGCCAACATCGTTAACCTGATGATCCGCGCGCTGCACCGCATTCCTAACCGTGGCATGGGTAAGCCGGTGTTCTATATGAACCGCACCGTTGCTCAGGCTCTCGACACTCAGTCTCTGGACAAGGCCTCTCTGGCTCTGTCCGTCAAAGAGACCGAGGGTGAGTGGTGGACCGCTTTCCGCGGCGTGCCGATTCGTGAAACCGACGCGATTCTTGAAACCGAATCCCGCGTTGTTTAACGCCTGTCATTAACCGGCGGGCCGCGCGCCCGCCAGAAGGAGATAAAGAGATGATCCTCGACAAACTGTTGATGTTCTCCGAAGCGCAGGCGGTTACCGCGTCGGCAGCTTCCACTGATGTGATCGACCTCGGCCCGATTGACGGCACCCGCCGCGATATCGGTGTCGGTGAACCGCTGGAGTGGTTCGTTACCGTCAACACCACGGCGACCGCTGCAGGTGCTGCAACGGTCAACGTTAACCTGCAAACCAGCACGGATAACTCCACCTGGACGACTATCGCGAGCTCTGGCGATCTGGCTCTGGCCGCGTTGACCGCTGGCAAGCGCATCGTCTCGCAGAAGGTGCCGCAGGGCGTGCAGCGTTACTTGCGCCTGAACTACACCGTAGGAACCGGGCCGCTTACTGCTGGCGCATTCACCTCCGGCATCAACCTCGACGTAGACGGTAACAACACCTACTACGCCACCCGCTCACGAATCACTGGTTGAGGGTTAGAAGATGGCACAGGAAAAAGCGAAGTACCGCATTCTGCGTCTGTCCTTTATCGGCAATCAGCTGCTGGATGAAGGCGCGGAAATTGAATATGACGGCGAGCCGGGCAGCGCGCTGGAGCCGCTGAACGACGCAGCAAAAGCTGCGAAGAAAAAAGCCGAGCAGAAGGCCGAACAGAAACGCGGTAAATCCACCTCTGCTGACGGCCCGGCGCCGGTCGCCAGTGTTCTGAACCCTGTTGTGCAAAACCCCGAAGGCCCGGTCGCTGGTGGTAATGGCGAAGGCGGTGAAGACGGTGATGGTGATGATGCCACTGGTGCTGTCAGTGGCGATCTCGCCGCGCTGCGCCAGCAATACGAAGATCTGTTCAACGAGAAGCCCGGCAATATGAAGGCTGAGACGTTGCAGGATCGCATTGCTAAAAAACGCGCCGAATTGGGCCTTTAAGCCCCAGTAAAAACAAGGGGCTTCGGCCCCTTTATTGCAGGAGTGGGTTATGGATCTGGTAAATCTCAAAAACGGCACCGACACCTATCAGGACGAAAGCGGCGAAACCAAAACCCGCGATGATTATCCGTGGGGTCTGCGCATCAACCTTGATAATGAAACACTGAAAAAGCTCGGCGTAAGCATGCCCGCCGTCGGTTCGGAAGTGATGATTACCGCGCGTGCGGTCGTTAAGGGCACATCAGTGCGCGATGACGGTGATGAAAAGTATCAGAACGCTGACGTTCAGATCACTGATATGGCAATCGCACCGGCTCAGGCTGAACAGCAGAAGTCGGCCGCTGACACGCTCTACGGCGGGGGTGAATAATGGCTTCGGTGGTCGAAATCTGCAATCTGGCACTGAGCAATATCGGCAGTAGCCGCAGCATCAACAGCCTCGATGAAAAGAGCAAAGAGGCTGATGTGTGCAACCTCCATTTCGAAGCGTGCCGCGATGCTGTCCTGGCAGACGCCGAATGGAATTTCGCCACCAAGCGCGTCGCGTTGGCCGACACTGGCATTGCGCCTCCTGACTGGACATATGCCTATGCCTATCCCACTGACTGCCTGCGAATCATTGAAATCATGGTGCCGGGCGTGCGCTATCCGACTGCTGCCATGCGCATCAATTACGAGACCGGCGTTAACGACGCTGGCACAGGCAAGCTTATCTTCACCGATCAACAGGAAGCGCGCCTGAAGTATGTTGCGCGCATCACTGATGTGAACATATTCGATCCGCTTTTCCAGAATGCTCTTGCCTGGCGGCTGGCTGCCGCCATCAATATGCCTGTGACCGGCACCGCAGACCTGACGCGTTTCTGCCTTCAGATGTACCAGAGCGTAATCCTCAGCGCCGGCTCTCACAGCATGAACGAAAGCCAGGAGCCACAGCCGCCAGATAGTGAGTTCACGACAGCGAGGTTGTCATAATGCCGATTAGCTGGATTCAGCCGAGCTTTGCTGGTGGAGAAATTGCGCCGTCTCTCTATGGCCGCATTGACATGGCTAAGTACCAGGTGGCGCTACGCCGGTGCAGTAACTTTATCGTGCGGCAGTATGGCGGGGTAGAAAACCGTCCCGGAACGCAGTTCATCGCCGCGGCAAAATATCCGAACAAAAAATGCCGACTAATCCCGTTCCAGTTTTCAACGGTACAAACTTATGCGCTTGAGTTCGGCGATAAATACATGCGAGTGTTCAAGGATGGCGGGCAGGTGCTGGTCAGCGGTACGAGCAATATCTACGAGCTGGTTACACCTTATGCGGAAGCAGACCTGTTCAGACTTAAGTTCACACAGTCAGCTGACGTTCTGACCATCGTTCATCCGAAATATCCGCCGATGGAGTTACGCCGTTACGCACACGATAACTGGCAAATCGTCGCTGTGCAGACTAAAAACGGCCCGTTTGAGGATATTAACGTTGACGAGGCTCAGAAGGTGTATGCCAGCGCTTCGACCGGAACCATAACGCTAACTGCCACATCCTCCATTTTTGGCTCTGAGCAGATTGGTAAGCTCTTTTATCTGGAGCAGCCAGCGGTTGACTCTGTTCCTGTGTGGGAGACGGGGAAAAAGGCTACAGCAGGTGGCATTATCCGGGCCGGTAGCAACTATTACAAAGCTTTGACGACTGGAACCACCGGCACACTGCGACCATCGCACACCGAGGGCGCAGCATGGGATGGATGGGGCGGCACTGCTGACACTGATACTGGTGTGCAATGGCAGTACCTGCATAGTGGCTTTGGGATAGCGCGCATTACCGCGGCGAGCGGCACTACGGCAACAGCAACAGTAATCTCGTACATTCCAGAGAATGTTGTCGGATCAGGGCGGCCGAGCTTCAAATGGGCCCGCTATGCCTGGAATGATGTGAATGGTTATCCCGGCACCGTCGTTTATTACCAGCAGCGCCTTTTTTTCGCGGCAAGCACCGCGTTTCCGCAAACCATCTGGGCCAGCCGGATAGGGGATTACAAAGACTTCGGCAAAAACAACCCTATCCAGGATGATGACCGCATCATTTACACATACGCTGGCCGGCAGGTGAATGAGATCCGCCACCTTATTGACGTCGGATCGCTGGTTGCGCTGACGTCCGGCGGAGAATACATCATCACCGGAGACCAGAACAAAACCCTGACGCCGAGCGCGTTCGCCTTTTCCTCACAGGGCTCAAACGGGTGCAGTAACCTGCCGCCGATTGCAGTTGCCAATATAGCGCTATTCGTGCAGGAGAAGGGCAGCGCCGTGCGCGATCTGGCCTATTCTTTCGACGTGGACGGATATCAGGGTAATGACCTGACAATCCTCGCAAACCATCTTTTCCAGAAGCACAGCATTGTGGACTGGTCCTTCAGCACTGTCCCTTATTCGACTGCCTGGTGCTGCCGCGATGACGGAATGCTGCTGGCGTTAACCTATCTCAAAGACCAGCAGGTTTTTGCCTGGGCGCCGCAGCCGACTGACGGCTCTTTCGAATCAACCTGCTCGATCAGTGAAAGCCAGGAGGATGCCGTTTATTTCGTGGTGCGCCGCGTTATAAACGGGGAGACGGTACGCTACATTGAGCGACTTGCCAGCAGGTTGTTCACCTCTATCGAGGACGCTTTTTTTGTCGACTGCGGCCTGAGTTATGACGGGCGTAACGCCTCGGCGGCTACGATAAAAATTACCGGTGGTAGTGATGATTGGGATTATCGGCAGGAATACACCTTAACCATGTCCGGTGGCCTTGGATTCACAGGTTCGGACGTCGGTGCACAAATCCAGATCCCTTACGTTGGGCAGGACGCAAACGGAAACCCGCAGGACATGGAGTTACGCTGTAACATTACCCAGCTTACAACCGCTAACGTCGTGAAAATATCTGCCAGCAGAAACATCCCCCCAGAGCTTCGAGATACTGCTGTCACTAACTGGCAGATGGCACGTCAGACCTTCTCCGGGCTTGGCCACCTTGAAGGGAAAACGGTAAGCATCCTTTCTGATGCCAACGTCGAACCTCAAAAGGTCGTAACTGGCGGGGCGGTAACTCTCGAATCCCCAGGCGCGGTGGTGCATATCGGCCTGCCTTATACCTCCCAGCTTGAAACCCTTGACGTCAACATCAACGGTCAGGAAACGTTGCTGGATAAAAAACAGCTAATCACCTCTGTTTCTCTGGTGGTGAATGCCAGCCGCGGGATATGGGCCAGTACGCCCGGCGGGCAGTTTTATGAATACCCACAGCGTGAGTTTGAGTTTTACGACGATCCGGTTGATGACGCTACCGGCAAGGTAACGCTGAAAGTAGACAGCACATGGGGGCTGAACGGACGCATTATTGTGCGCCAGCAAGACCCGTTGCCTCTGTCGGTTCTGGCTCTGATCCCGGCACTGGCTGTAGGGGGGCGAAATGCTTGATGTTCGTATAGTGCCAGCCGAGCAGCGCCACATCGAAGAGATGTTACCTCTCGTTCGGCAGGCAGATGTCAATGAGTTTATCGCTATTTCCGGCCAGTCGCCGCGCGAAGTGATGGAGCATGGCCTGCGAATTTCCACCTTCTGCTGCGCCGGGCTAATTAACGGAAAAGTGGTGACGATTTTCGGTGTGGCGCCAGCCTCTATCCTGAGTGGAAGGGGGATTCCGTGGCTTGTTGGCACGGACGATCTGCATAAATACCAGCGCACGTTTCTGAGACGTTGCCGTCACGTAGTCAATGCAATGCTGATGCCCTATCCGTATCTTGAGAACTATGTTGACGAGCGTAATCACGTGGCTAAAGCGTGGCTTAAATGGCTCGGTTTCCATCTCGAAGATTCGGTGCCATACGGCAAAGAGCAGCGGCCGTTCCATCGCTTTTACATGGAGAGAAAATAATGTGTAGCCCAGCTATCGCGCTGGCGGGCGCAAGCGTCGCGCTTGGCGGCCTGTCGGCGTACAACCAGTACCAGAACGGGAAATATCAATCTGCTGTTGCTGAGCAGAATGCAGACGTTGCAGAAGCCCAGGCGCAGGATTCGATAAACCGCGGCAATGCGCAGGCTGACGAAGTCAGACGCCGAAACCGCCAGGCCATGGGCACACAGGCGGCCACCTCAGCAGCGACCGGTGCAGACATCAGCACCGGCAATGCCCTTGATATCTTCGGCGATACGGCGCAATTCGGCGAACTAGATGCACTCACTACAGTGAATAATGCCCAGCGTGAGGCTTACGGTTTCAATGTGCAGGCGGAAAACTATCGTTCGGAAGCAAGCGCGGCTCGCAAGCAGGGCAGTATGGGCGCGCTTACTACGCTGCTTACCGCACCGCTGAATGCATACGGCGCTTATAAGATTGCTGGCGGAGCCTGGGCTCCGTTTACGCAAAGCAAGGCCGCGCCGATCACCGCCGCTGTCGGTACTCCAACAGGTCGATAAGGAGAGCGAAAAATGCCAGTTGTACCAACCACTACAGGAAGGCAGGTTGAAAGCCGTGGCTTTTCATCGCCAGGCTTTGCGGCGCAGTCATCGCCAAATATTGGTGATGCAGTCACTGCTGTTGGTGACAAATATGTTGGCGCGCTGGCAGAGGCTAAGCAGCGGGCTAACGTCGCACTGACCCAGGAAGCAAGCCTTCAGCTTAATGCCGTCGGCAATGATCTGCTGACAAACCCGGATACTGGATTCCTGAACCTTCAGGGGAAGAACGCCATAGGCAAAAGCCAGGAATACACGCAGCAGTTTGACCAACAGGTTGAGCAGATCGCTGCAGGACTGCCTGACGAGCAGACTCGCAATGCTTTCTTGCAGCAGGCCCAGCAACAGCGAATGAGCTTCACCACCCAGGCCGGGCGGCATGAAGCGGGGCAGGTTCGGCAGTACGAAGCTGGCATGCAGGAAGCAACGCTGAAAACCCTTACCACGCAGTTCATGAACCCAGAAATGACTAACGTTGCCGGACTGACTGCCAGGAACAGCATTATTGCCTATGGCAAAGCCCACGGGCAGAGCGATGAAGAGATAGAGCAGAACTGGATTTCGTGGCGTGAAAATGCGGCGAAAGGTGCATCTGAGGCCTGGTATGTGCCGATGTATCAGCAGATGCTGGGGCCAGGCGGCAAGATTCAGGTGACGGACACACCTACGGAAGCGCAACTGTTTTCCGCGATGATCTGGAATGAGAGTGGTGGCAATCAGTACAGCAAAGACGGCGCTCCCCTTGTGTCGCCGAAAGGCGCGGTAGGCGTGGCGCAAGTGATGGAGGATACCGGGCCGGAAGCTGCCCGGCTGGCGGGTGTGCCGTGGGATCGTGAAAAGTGGCTGAATGACCCGCGCTATAACGCGAGGCTCGGGCAAGCGTATTTCGGCGCGCAGATGCAGAAATATGACAATAATCCTGTGCTGGCGGTGGCGGCATATAACGCCGGTCCCGGCGCGGTTGATGGCTGGATTGAAAAATTTGGCGATCCTCGCACCGGCGCAATCAGCAACGAGCAATTCGCGGCCGCGATCCCCTACGAAGAAACCAGAAATTACGTGGCGAAAGTGACGGGCAGCGCGGCAGCCATCCCCGGCGATGCGACCATGGAGAACCTGATTTCTCAGCCGTGGTGGAATGCCATGAGCCCGGCCAGCAAATCCCAGATGATGAGCAAAGTCGCGGGCCTCTATGACATGCAGGCGTCTGCCGGTCGCGTGGCACTGCAAAGCCGGATGCAGGATGATCTGGCTCGCCTTGAAGCTGGTCAGCCGGTTCAGCCAATCAGCGCGCGTGAGTGGGCAGCGGTCATGCCGTTGCAGGCCGCCCCTGCAGAACGCATGCAGATGGAGAAAACCTACCAGCAATATCAGCAGGCCATGACCCTGCAGCCAGTTTACCAGTCAATCATGCAGGGTAACGTGCAGCAGGCGACGGCGGCAGTGCAGGCGTTACAACCGCAGGAGAACGACGCCGATTTCAAATATAAGCATGAGCTGTACGCAACAGCTCAGTCAAAGCTGAACCAGGTGCTGAAGGCGCGCGAGTCTGATCCGGGAACCTGGCTGCAACAATATTCTCCGGTGGTGCAGAGCGCGTTTGCCGAATACCAGAACAATCAGGCATCAGGGGAATATCTGGTTTCGCGCATCCAGTCCGAGAAAGACCGGCTGGGCATCCGCAGCAAAAAAGTTCTTCCCGACACGATGGTAAACAGCCTGCTTGAACGCATCGATAATTCTCAGGAATCGAGCGTCACCGCGATCCAGTCGGTGGCGCAGTCGTTCGGGAAATACTCCGATCAGGTGATGCAGCAGGTGCAGAAAAATGCATTCCCGGCGCTACAGGTTGTGATGGCTACAGAAAACCCGCGTGCAGCCAACGCGCTCTGGCAGAACCGCAGCGTTAAAACGGCTGACCTGCGGGGAAGTTTCGAGAAGCCTGATGCTGATAAAGCTGATTCATCGTGGAACGATCAGGCGAAAGATTTCGCCAGCACGATGGTTGTACAGCCAGGCGGCACTGCCGTTTGGAACAACTTCAACGAGCAAGGCAAGCGCCTGACGTATATCAACATGCAGCGTGGCATGTCACCGTCTGATGCGGCGAAACAGGCGTATCAGGACATTCTGGGAGAGCAATACCAGACCAGTGGAACGTGGCGCCTGCCAAATCGCACCGGGCTTGATCTGCGCGACGTAACCGACGGCGCAAACGCCTACCTTGAAAATCTGTCAGCCGAGCAGATTATGCCGCTGATAGGCGACCCTCGTCTGCCAGAGTCGGTCAACAAAGAGCAAAGCCTGTCTCGAATCAAAGAGAGCGCGCAGTGGGTTACGAACAGCAATGAAAGCGGGCTTACTCTGATGATGAATGGCCTGCTGGTGAACGGTGCCGACGGCAACCCGATCACCGTTCCATTCAGCGATCTGGCGAAACTGGGAACAGGCAACCGATCTACCTGGAACAAACTGACCAAATTTATCGACACGCCAGTGAAATACACGCCAGGCCAGTCGAAAAATTACAGCGTAGAGAGCCAACGCGAAAACATTCTCGACATCCTCCAGAACGGCCAGCAGTCAGGACGATAACATGACAATTTTTACAGAAGATCCGGGCACAGGCATTAACCAGCCCATCAGTAACGCGCCTGCCGGTCTGGGTGAATCGCTACTCTCTTCATTGCAGCAGGGATTTGAAGAAGGCCCGGTCATGTCGGGTATTCGGTTCTCTTCCGCTGACAGGCTGGCGAACGACCCTAACTCTGCAATTGTCAGCAAGCAGGAGGCTGAGGAGCGGCTCAAGCAGTATGGCGTTAAAAGCATCAACGTCCCGGACAGCGGTGTGACAAAAGCGTTTATCGATCACGTGGTGGAAGAACGCCAGAACTCGCTGGCTCGTCAGCAGATCGCCATGTCTGCGCCGAGTGGCTGGGCGGCGACACCGCTTAATTTCGCTGCCAGCCTGGCGGGCTCGATGGCGGATCCCGGAAACGTGGCGCTGGCGCTGGTGCCTTTCGCTGGCGAGGCGAAGGCGGCTTCTGTGGCAGGGCGTTTTGGTGAGCGTCTGTTTGCCGGTGCGCGCATGGGCGCAGCTCAGGCCGTGGCGACCGTGCCGTTAACTGCTCAGGCGGCGGCGGCCGGCGGCGATGACTTTACCTACGGAAACGCGCTGGAAAGCACCTTTTTCAACACTATGGCTGGCGGTTTGATGCATGCAGGCGGCGGTCTTATCGCCGACCTGGTACGCGCGCGGCGCCAGACAGGTGCAGTAAGTGATCCCGCCGCTCCGCTGGCGCAGGCGGATATCCAACCAGAATCTCAGCCAACGCCGGTCATAACGCCGGACAACATCCCGTCTGGTGTAAATATCCCTGAGCGTGGCACAAATGCGGATTTGGCTGCTGCCATTTCCAGCGAGGCTGAGAGCTATGCCTATAGCCGGGCTTATGATGACGTGGTACCTGAATACATGGCGCGCCAGCAGGAGTTACAAACCGGCCAGATAGACAACGTTGCTGACCTGCGCACCGAACTTTCCGCCAACCTGCGCCGCGCTGATGAGTTAGACGCTACCCTGCAACAGCGTACAACGGAATACCAGGGCCAGCGGATGAAGTTTAAGGAAGCTCGCCGTCTTGCGCAGAAGGATATCGATGCCGAGAAAGCCCAACTCGCGGCCCGCAATGAAGAGATAAACCAGGCACTTGAGCGTAATGCCGCCGCCGAGCAGGCGCGTGGCCGGCAGGCACAGCTTTCCCGCGGCGAGATACCAGACGACCTGAAAGTCACTATCGCCGAGCGCGCGCAGCAGATCCGCGATGGCATGCAGATGTCGCCGGTCGCCGGTGCAGTGCGCACCGCCGCCAGCGCTATCAGGGAGGCAGACTGGACCGTCAACCAGCAGGCTTACCGCGCCGCGCTGGCGCACATGATAGAAGGCCGTAGCCCGGACGTTGAGCCTTTCTATGAGCTGCATAAACCGGCGCTGCGCGAGCGCGCTATCCAGCGCATACAGAACCCGGTGCGGCAGGTTGATGAAACGGCGCGCCCGGTTAGCGAAACTGCCGATCGCGTTTATCAGGAAACGCAGAAAGCAGATCATGAGCTGACAGCCGCCGCAGCTGATCTTGAGAACGAATTCAATATAAGCAACGCGCTGCTGGATGATATCGCTGTCGATAATCCGGAGCTCGCGGCCACGATGCGCGAAAACCTCAATGCTATTCGCGCTGAGGCCAGCGACAATAGCATGAGCAACGCTTTCCGGGCATTTGCTGCCTGTATGATTAACCGGGGGATCTGATGGCTGCCAACGAATTCCTGACGCAATGCGAGCGCACTGTTAACGCCGCCGCTGGCCGCGAGCTGTCGGCTGATGAAATGGAAGGGCTGGTGCGCGATATGCGCGACACAACAAACCGTATACTTGCCAGCAACGAGGCGCTGTCACTCGAAGAGGCAGCCATGCGTGCCGCCGAAGAACTAAGTAACGCTGACGTGCTGGCAAAACAGATTGAAGCGCGCAATAAAGCGATTAACACACGCGTGGCGGCTCAGCGACTCGGCGAGCTGCGCACTATCTGGAAAGACCGCCCGGATATAGGACTGGAGGCGATACTGGTAGGGCGTAACGATGCGCGCACCGGGGCGCGCCGGTCAGTATCCTCAGAGGTGGCGCAACTTCGCGGGAAATATCACGCAGGCATCAATTACGATTTCGACCGAGCCGGACTGGTTAAATTCATCGCCAGCGGCAGCAACGACCGTGAAATCGCTGACGCAATGTGGCGAATTGGCCGCGGCGAATCTACCGAAGGAATGACGAAACAGTCGGTCAGTGCGGCGCAGATTATCATGAAGTGGCAGGAAGCGGCACGCATCGACGAGAACCGCGCTGGGGCGTGGATACGCAAAGAGCCGGGCTATATCGTTCGACAGTCGCATGACATCATGAAGATCCGCGCTGCCGGGTATGATGCCTGGCGCAATGCAATCCTTCCGCGCCTGGATGAGCGCACATTTGATGGCGTCGCCGACCGCGATCAGTTCATGCGGAACGTCTATAACGGTCTGGCCTCTGGCGTCCACCTGACATCAGAAAAACCAGACTGGATGAACGGCTTCAAAGGTTCGGCAAATGCGGCGAAGCGCGCCAGCCAGGAGCGCGTGCTGCATTTCAAAGACGGGATCTCCTGGCACGAATACAATCAGCAGTTCGGCACCGGCAGCCTGCGCGAAGCATTATTCGGCGGCCTTAACAGCGCGGCGCGCAATACAGGCATGATGCGCATGCTGGGAACCAACCCCGGCAACATGTTCAAATACCTGACAGACACGCTGGCCGAAGACGTAAGTAAGTCAGGCAACCCGGCGGCGCTTGCGGACTATATGACCAAAGTTCGCCGCCTTAATAGAACTGTAATGCCGCAGGTTGACGGTTCGCTAAATATCCCTGGCAGTGTTGGATGGGCCAATGCCTCAGCCGCGGTGCGCGGCTGGTTGCGTATGAGCCAGCTCGGTGGCGCCGTTATCTCTTCATTCAACGACGTGCCGATCGCCGCTACTGAAATGCGCTACCAGGGGCAGAACTTTATGCAGGCGGTGCTCGGCGCCATGAAAGGGCGTTTCTCCCGGTATAACAGCGCAGAGCAGAAAGAGATCCTGTCGTCCATCGGCGTTTATTCTGACGCCATGACGCAGGAAATCATCCGGCGCATCTCCGGCGACGACTCGCTTACCGGGAAAATGGGGCGCGCCCAGCAGCTGTTTTTCAAATATAACCTGATGAATTTCTGGACCGAGAGCGGACGCAACTCCAATGCTCTGATGATTACCAACTGGCTGGCTAAAAATGCTGACCAGCCTCACGGCAGCCTGCCGGAAGACCTGCGGCGCGTACTCGACCTGCACGGTATCGGTGACCGGGAATGGGAAATTTTCCGCAACATGGACATGGCTGACAGCGAGGGTCGCAAGTTCATGACGACAAGCGGCGTTCGCGGCGTGTCCGATGACGTTATTGCCCGGTATGTCGAAAGCAAAGGGATGAAGCCTACTGAGCGCGCTATCGCTGATGCCCGGGATCAACTGGAAGGGCAGCTGCGAGGCTACATTCTTGACCGTCTGAATATTGCTATGTCAGAGCCTGGCGACCGCACGCAGGCATTTATGAAGATGGGCACCGTGCCTGGTACTGTGGCGGGTGAGGCGATCCGTTTTGCTGGTCAGTACAAATCATTTACCGCCAGCTTTATGCAGAACGTGCTCGGGCGCGAGGTGTTCGGGCGGGGATATACGCCCGCCGGGCTTGGCGAATCGAAAACCACTTCGCTTACCAATGCCATGCTGAAAAATGGGAAGGGAGCCTTTATTGGAACGGCAAACCTTTTCGTATGGGCAACTCTGTTCGGCTATGTCTCTATGCAGGCTAAGCTGATGCTGAAGGGGCAGACGCCGCGACCGGCTGACGGAAAAACCTTTGTGGCAGCAGCGGCGCAGGGTGGCGGGCTCGGTATTCTCGGGGACTTCATGTTCGGCGAGGTAAACAGGATGGGAGCAGGCCCAGTTACGTCACTGATGGGGCCGGCGGCGTCTAACGCCGACAGCATTATTACGCTGTTGCAACAGACGATGCGTGGTGATTCGGATCTTGGCGACTGGTATCGCACAGCCCTGGACAACACGCCTTTCCTGAATATTTTCTGGCTGCGCACTGCGATGAATGGTTTAATTCTGAACAGGATACAGGACGCGCTGGACCCAGGTTCACTGGAGCGCTATCAGCGCAGGGTTGAGCGCGAGCAGGGGAACGAATTCCTAGTTCCACCTTCGCAGTTTATGTTGGGGAAATAGTATGCGCGCAATAGGTTATTTGCTTTACTTGGCAGTTGGCCTCATTCAGTTTTCTGCAATTATTTCAGGTCTTGAATCATGGTGGGGCCTACACTGGATAATTGCCGGAGTGTTGGCTTTCTTTATTGCTTACATTCCGGTGCTTGGAGCTATTGTTGGCATGGTAGGAGCTATGGATGTATGGCACTGGGAATGGTGGCAAGCAGGTGGTTTATTTTTTGGCGTGATGATACTAACCGTTATTTTTGTTGGACTTACTTCAATATTAGAATGGTTTTCCAGCCGAAGAAAATACAATTGAAGTGACATGTCACAGAGCCTATTCGTCAGCTACAAAAAAGCCCGCTTAAGGCGGGCTTCTTTCAAAAGTACTTAGGCAATCCAGCCTGTTTCAGGATTCCGTTAGCAGTGTGCCTTGAAACAATCGTGTACGGGACGCTCATGCTTTTTTGGGTCAGAGGGCTGTACCATATTTCATGGCTTCCTTTACCCTGTCTGTCAAAGTAACAACCAGCTGCTGAGAGCAGTTCCGTTAGCTTAGGATAAAGTCCTGTTCCCATCTATCAGAGCGCTATCCTGTCTGAATAAGATTGCTCCTGTTTAAAAGACAGACTGATACGAGAAGGATTTCCACCAAATCCGTTCATCTCGTACAGCTCAGGCGCGACTTCCCATACTCGCTCGGTCAGTTCTTCGTATGTCGCAGCTTCAGTAACAAGACCGAGAGCATCACATTCAGCCACCCACACGTTTTCATCATGATCATGGCATACATTAACGTCGAAAGGCCGAGAAAACGTAACTACGGTTGCTTCTCTCATAAGACCTCCTTTTTACCTTAAAGGTAATCTTACTCAATTATGAGCAATGATGCAAAATGAATCAGCATGAAACGGCGTGACCCGCAGTTACACGGATCACGCATTTGAGAGGGTTAATGCTGCTCCGCCTGGCTCATGATGAACGCAGCGTGAGTGCTAATCTCGTCCATGCACCGCTTCACGCTTGTGACGTAGTTGCACATTGATGTCCATTCAGCGAGTGCCGCGCTAACATCGTGACCGTCTCTGGTCAGTTCTTGCAGCAGGCTATTAAGGTTAGACTGCTGAGTCAGTCCGCGAACCCCCTCTGCATTATGTATGTGTTCATAGTAGCTGGCGCGGGCAGGGTAGTTATACGTCTTCGCAGTTTCGGACTTCATCGCTTCCAGTATGGCAGGCATAAAACTGGCGACCACTTTCTGCGCTTTGTCAGCCGGGGAAATTTCCTCACGAACGTAACGGCCCGTGCGGCGGATCTGTGGAAGTACCTCGGCAGTCACCCATTTGCGAAAACGGTAGGGTATGGTGCCTGGCGTAACGGCATCGCGGCAGCGGAGGATGAGTGTGTAGAGGCCCGATTCGGAGATGATAATGGCTTCTTGTTCTCCACCAAGGGTGTCGGTTGAACCGACTCCCTTCTCATCATCGTCAAGTTTTCTTACTGCGTCTCGATGATTAGCAATACCAATAGCTTTGCAAACGTCCATTGCCAGAAACCATGGCTCGCCGTTGATCATAATAACGTTAACTTTGGTATTTGTGTCGAAGCGGTAGACAGCTGTTTCGTGTTGGTTTTTCATGATGATTCTCCTAAAGAGGACGATCACCACCACTGAGACCAATCAGATTTGGTGGTGAGCTGAACGGAGTTGGTCTTACCGGTCATCATGAAGCCGGCGCCCTTGCGGGCCCCCGCCCAGCCCACCATTGAATGAGGCGTAGCCGTGCAGCGCGCATAAAAAAACCACGACAGGCGTGGTATGCGCCATGATGATATCCGGGAGACCAATCCCGGCACCGGATTTTGCCGGTGCCCAATCACTATGGCGCAGTGAAAATTTATTGTCAAAGCACCAAAAAGGTAAAGTATTTGGCCGTTGAGGGCAACTATTACCTGTCGGAACTAACGAATGCTCTTCTTGAGGCTCAGGACGCAGTAGTCAAGATGGGTCTGAATATCACTCAGGGAAACCTGCGTACTGGTGACATAATTAACGAGGGCCACCAGTTCGGCGGCGGCGCCGCTTACATCATGCCCATCCTTCTCGAGCTCTCTAATAAGCTCCATTAGATGCGACTTTTCAACCAGTTCCATAACGCCACGAGGACTATTCAGATCCCCTAATCTTTCCTCATCAAGAGGGTGATGATACTGCGACATGCCGCCTCCTTCATCTAAGTACTGTATATATATACATATATCAGAAGGCTACGATTTACTCCAGTAAAATCACCTTACCTATAGGGTAATTTGTTGCCCTCTGGGTGGTAATGATAATTCATAATAGGTTTGGCAGGTTATAGAATGCTCATATGCATAGCGCGAAGGGCGCGGCCATACTGGAGCTGATGACATGACCGTTTCGACCGAAGTGGACCACAATGACTACACTGGCAACGGGACAACCACCAATTTTGATTACAATTTCCGGGTATTCAAAAGGACAGATCTGGTGGTTTCCGTACTTGATCTCGATAACAACCTCACCGTGCTTACTCTTGACACTGATTACACGGTGACTGGAGCTGGTGGCTATAACGGAGGTAAAGTCATCCTCAGCGCGCCATTGGGGAACGGGTGGAAAATATCGATATCCCGTAACCTGCCTCTAACTCAGGATACTGACTTGCGAAATCAGGGCAGTTTTTTCCCTGAGGTGCACGAAGATGCGTTCGACAAATTGACTATGCTCATCCAGCAGGTTTGGTCGCGGTTCACGCTCGCATTGCGCAAACCCAGCATCCTCGCAAACTGGTATGATGCCATGGGTAATTACATCCGTAACTTACGTGATCCCTCACAACCTCAGGATGCGGCGAACAAAAGGTATGTGGATAGCCTGGCTGATACTAATTTCCGAAGAACATTGAGGGTTCCAGAAAGCTACGTAGATACTCTTCCCCCAATTGAGATGAGGAAGAATCAGCTGCTCGGATGGAATGAAAGCGGGCAGCCGATATCCGTGGTTCCTGCCTCCGGTTCTGCTTCTGACGTGATGATTGAGCTTGCTAAGCCAACCGGGGCACAGCGTGTTGGTACCAATCACCGTGGAACCATTGCTGCAGACTTGAACGCCATTGACAGACGGCCTGATGGGTATACTACTGGCGTGGCCGGGGTTTTCTCTAACGGGCGCGATGTTGAGATAGATAAAGATATATCAACGAACTCCAATACATATGTCCCTGAGATGCAGTCCCGCATGGTCTACCGACTGGATTCCAATCAGTTTGTTGAAGGAAGAGGAGGTAAGGTTACAGATACCTCAGGTAAATCTGCGGTTTACGGGATGCTTGGTACTGACGCAGCTCCTACAACCAATGTAACAATCAATGATATTCAGGCGGGTGGCACTTCTTCGCCCACGGACAACACTAACGAGGCCATATCCTCGTTCGCATTGTTAACGCGTTATACCAAGAATTTGATTGTTCGCGGCGTTCGCTCCTTCGCAGGTCTGGCGGGTGGCGTCTATGTCAGCCAGGCAAGGAACGCGATTGTTAATGACGTTATTACCGAAAAGCAGGTCTACCATACTGGTGATGATGTCGGCGGCGGTCGTGCTGGTTATTCAGTTCTTACGGACAACGCCAAAGAAACCATCATCAATAACGTGATGCAGACGGTAGAGGCTGCACCGAACGGCCGACACCTGCTGTATATGTCCACTGGCTCCGGCGGCGATACTAACGGCAACGTAAACGTTATTGCCAACAATATGATAGGTCGCTGGATTGGGCGTGATGACCGCAACCAGTGGATGCTCGCAATCCGCGCTTCTCAACGTTTCATCCTGAATAACGCGATTCAGGAGGGCGGCAACGGTGGCATGATTTTCAATGACGAAAATAACAACATCACCGACTATATCGCATCAAATATGGTTTTCCAGACCATTAAATACGCCGCGGGAGTTCCTGTTTATGCAGTCGGTCAAGGCCAGTCTCCAACTTACAAATCTAACCGATGGTTGATTACTAACCATAATATCAATGGCGTACCTAAGGATTCCTCCGTGGGGCGCACAGATATTATCGCTTACAATATATCGGGCAATAACGGGATGTTGAGCAATGTTGTGATCACATGTCCAGGTGAATCAACGCCTATCCTTGTTGGGCATGATACGCAAAGCGTCCAGAACATCACTATAGCTAACATTCACGACAACATAGCCGGGGGTAGCAGTGGAACTCCTGAACCATTGATAGCCTTCACCGGCAGCTCAGTGACAGACATAACAGTCCGAGGGATAACAACTTCTCGCTTTCCTATGTTTAAGCGCTTATTCGTGGTAACGAATATGACTGTAGATTTCCCGCGAAAGGCTCGGATAATGGTCAATGCTGGCGTCGTAAACATTACTGATGTGGAGTCGCTTATATCGAGAGTGACAGTGACCAGCACTGGTTTAGTTATTAACTTCCAGTCGCACGTTACGCAGCGCGCGGTCGATACTGCCATACTGAACTGTGTTTCTACTGGTCAGGCGGTAATCGCTGGATATGGAGATAAGTCACTGACTGTCAACACATTCTATCAGGGTGGGAATAGCTTTAATCCTGGCGCGGCAGGTAACAGCATTACTGTCAACGTAATCCTCAACTGCTGAGAGAACGCCCCGTTTCGGCGGGGCTTTCATCTTGACTGAATAATTCGTCACGTCTGGTGAGGTAGCGAATGCAAATTAGCATCATTACAGTTAGAGGAATAATTACATCCCGCTCCCCAATGTTTCTGCGGCTCGCCGTAGTTACAGATTTAACAGTGGATTTTACGCGTAAAGCGCGAATAAACTTTTCAAATGGATCTGTTACGAAAACAGACATTGAGACAATTACTGGAATAGTAACTCCGCTATCAACCGGCTTTACAATTCAGTTCCCAAGCCATGTTACACAGAAAGCCGTAGAAAACTGCACAGTCAGACTAACTGGCGCCGGTCAGTGCAATGTGGCAGCATATGGCAATAAATCATGTAGTGGTCAACTAAAACT